ATCACATTTATGGGTGGTATTGACGCAGGACAAGACGCCCCTCCTCACGGATACCTCCTGACATCTGTCGGGGAGGTGGCGTCGGGATGATCGAGATGGAGTTGAGGCCGGGCTGTAAGCGTGTGTCAACTAACGTACTCGACCGAAACCTCTGCGCACGTTGGAGGCTTTGCCCAGCGTGTGAAGATGTGAGAGCCAGGAGAATGCAGGCAAAAGTTGCTAAGCGGTTGCAGCATGAAATCGACTGGGCTAATGACGTGGGATGGGAACCAAAAGTTGCCATTATGACAACGACTCTTCCTGGAAAAGAATCGGATGTTCGTCATGCAGACCTTGAGACACAGGTCAACTACCTGTGTCAAAGAGTAACACTACCGGGTTACACAGGTTGGCACAGTATGAGGGGACTTAACACGAAGATGAAAGAATGGGGTGTCGCTGGCGGTTCACACCATATCGAGTTTACTAACAGCTCGGGAACGTGGAACTGTCACATGCACAGTGTCATGTTCGGCTTCGAAGACGACTGGAATGTACCTCTGAGGTCATCCACCAAGTTGAACGAATGGAATGATGATCTAACAATGAAGCTTCAACCAGAGAAGCTGGAAGTTGTGACGAGGAGTAACAAGCGGGTTCTGAACCCGATGGGCCTCGGCAGGATCTACACACTCGATGTAGCAACAGAAGACGAGCTTGCTGCGATCGTCAAGTACTCGGCAAAAGTCCAGTACGTAACAAAACAAATCGATGTCAAAAAGATGAACCACACGCTTCGTGCTGAGGTCAGCGACTATTTGGCAGGGAAGAAGTTGAAAAATGGAAGGCAGAGTTTTCCACGCCTTGCACGTAACTTTGGTTCCTGGGCAAAGTACGGAACAGAAATGTTGTTAGACTGACGAGCAACAGGGCACGGCATGACCCGTGCAAAGAAGAGCGCAAATAATGACCCATCTTACAAGTCATTGAAGGCGGATTACTATCCCGTCCAGCGACAAGTGAACCTAGGAACGTTGACAGCTAGTGCAACTAGTACGTATACCCTCGATGTAGCCCGCCAGTTGAGTGTAGTCAACCATCGACTATACCGACAGGGCAAAACCTACCAAGTAAAAATTGACATGGACAATAGGGCTGCTGCAGATTTCTCACAGCAGTACGAAGTTTACGCTTTGGCAGATACCTGGTATGTGCAGAAGGCATGGCAACTTGCCCGTGCTAGGTATTTGATGAATACCGCAGATGAACGTGCGGTGATGTCCCAGCAACAGATTGCACGTTGGGAAGATTTCCGAGTGACCTCAGGGATTGTAGGCACCGGAACAATCGTACCCTATCGATACAGCCCTGCTTTGGCTGCAGCCGATGATACGTCAGGGGAGTTTGAGATTTCTCAAATTACACTGGCAGACGGTACAACTCGACGCAGTTTTTCCTGGGGCGATACACCGTCAGCATCAGAATTTGGAATACTCCTTGAGTACGACAAAAGCGGTGGTACTGACCCATCGCCAGCAACGTCTTCAGGGGCCAAGGCTTACGCTGGAACTGAAGGAGACGTAAGTGAGACGACACAAGACGATCTCCAGGACCATGGTGACCTTCCACCATACAATAACACAAACTTCAACACAAGAGTTTGGGTCAAGGTCGCTACCTTGGACAACAGTGTGGCAGCCGGACCAACGGTCGCTGGTGGCCACTCGAGAATGTCTACCGGGTTCTTCAATGCCCCATGTGGACTTGTTGTCATCAAAGGTTCCACGCCCAACGATAACATCGATGGCCGCTTGTCTCTGACCGTGAAAGCGGGCAAGTACAAAGGAACCGCCGCCATGAACATGGGGGTCTAAGTTTGACTCTAACTGAAGCTGGCTCAGCTGCAGCTGCAACCACAACAGCCCTGCGTTGGGGATTGGTGTTGAAGCACGTACGTGAGAACAACGTAAGCTATCTTCTCCTGATAGCCATCGGCCACATGCTCGGCCTCCTGGAACCGGTGGTTGAGTATGGCAGCGGAATCTGCTCCTGAATCTGCAGATGATCGGGACTCACAACGTTGTCCCGGATGTGGATACTTCCCACACAAGAAGGACCGAGTCTTCATCGAGGACCAGAAGGTGTGGCATTCCATATGCTATCAATGTAACATGGAGTGGGTTGAGTGAGCCTCACCCCCAACCCTATCTTTTCCATGTCAGCCGTGAGTCGTAGGCCTGTGACGATGATGAATCATCATCGTTGCCAGGGCAAGACGGAGCCGAAGACTAAGCCTGCCCCTACCCTCTTGTGGTCGGCAGCGTGGCTGAGCACGGCGGCTAAAGGAACCCCCCGAGTTCCTGTGGAGACGAAGTCAAGTTCCTTACTTGTTATACTACACTACCTGCTAAAAAATAACATCACATTTATGGGTGGTATTGACGCAGGACAAGACGCCCCTCCTCACGGATACCTCCTGACATCTGTCGGGGAGGTGGCGTCGGGATGA